ATCAAATTTAAAGTGAGTTCCTATGTTGAAAAGAACATTATTTACATCAGATATCCTTGTGCTAAAATTAGTTCTATGAATTATATAATTTATAGATTCTGCAAGTTTAGAAGGCATACTTCTTATATCTGAATGATGTCCTATGACATTAGAGAAAAGAGTGCAAGCAGAGAGGAAATCATTATGCTTTAGTTTATATCCAAGGTTAATCTCTTCTATTGATTTAACATTAGTGAAACACACAGGAATACACATATTTTTATTCACTAGACATATTGTTGAGGTAAAGGGCATTATTTCTATTTTGAAAGTTGTTGCAACATCCATAGTTTCAAACCTTACTGTATCACCATCACTACCTAAAGAGTAATCATGAGATGTAAAATAAGATCTTGATGATGTTAAAAATGAATGCAGTGATTTTAACCATTTTTTATCAGAATGTTTTTCGTCAAGTTCTATATTTAATGATACTCTTCTTTCATTGGTTTCAACTAAGAAAAGGTGTTTATATACTGTTTTGTCTCCGTTTTGAGTTGAACAAATAAGATGCATTACACTTAATCCATTACCTTTTATTGTCATATATACATTAGTGGAATTTCTTATAAAGGACTCTCTATTAACTCTGAATTCACTTTTACTTAAAACTTTATCATCATAAACACAAGAAAGAGTATCAAAGTCCATAGTATAAGTAGCTATAGCTGATAACCATGTCTTACAAAAAGATATTAAACCTGACCTTGATCTTCCATTAATTAGAATCCTTTTATCAGGGAGAGGAAAATCTGAAATCTCAAAGTGATCTTTATTTGTAAGTATTGGTGCTGTAGCTCTAATACCATATTTTAGAACATCAGAGTATAGAGCTTTACAAGAATTAGAGACAAACTTTGAAGAATATTCTGAAGATTTTGATGTTAGTTTCTTATACCATGAAGTATATGAGAAAGCATGTGATCTATCACCAATTAAATTAATACTTCCATCTAATCGAATTCCTAGCTGTTCTGTAAATCTTGATTCTAGCACTAAAGTTACAAGAGATGATAGTGAATCTGGTCTACCTGATGTTATCATTTTAGTATTGCGTTTTATGTACTTATCAAAAGCATGTATTGAATTTTCTGCTACTAGTATAGCATCTTTTAAAGGCATATTAGGACATTCTGGATTTACTGGTAGAGTTTTAAAAACAGAATAATCATTGTATATCTCTGATATTATGATTGATGATTTATCACCAGAAAGTATTTTTAATAAATCTGCAACATATTTATCATGATCTAAAGCTCCAGATCCTCTTAGAGTAATACGTGAAGTAGCAGGTCTAGCCTTTGATATGATAAATTCAGCACATCCTTGAGAACAGATAAAGTTAGATATTTCTTTAGCATCAGCTAATCTTGGTTGAAGTTGTTCTATTAAAGTATCTGCAAATTCTGAGTATCCTAATTCAGTTTTAAATGATTTCAGATAACCTTTACATTCATCTATTTTAATGTCAAGAAATGCTGTTCTTACATCTGAATAAGAATATTTAATATCACTACTAAAACCTAATATTGTCAGTATGGATTTCTTTGAAACTCTAATACACTTTCTTTCACTAGATAGCCATGGATCAGTAAATCGTTTATAGAAAGAATTAACTCCTTCACCTTCAGAATAGAGAGACATACAACCATTCTTATAAATCTGGTAAAGAAAATGTTTAGGGTCAGGTGAATGTTTTCTTAATGTTAAAAATGATTCTGGTAAATCCCATTTACTAAGTCCATGCCTTTTTTCAAACTGAGATAGTTTTTTATCAGTTCTTACTAATGAAAATAATCCTAGAGCTCCAGTACTTTTGAATATCTTAATAGCATTAGCATCTTTACTCAGAGATTTTGGTATTCTATAATAATCAGATAAAGTGATTTCTTCAGGATTTTCAGTTATGATCGTTGAAAATATTCTTGCATATTCAGCCTCATCCACAAAAGAAGCTGCTCGCAGATATAAATTTGAAACAGCTCCAGCAAGACAAGTTGAAAATGGTTCAATAACAGGAAACCCTCCTAATTCAACTGGTTTATAATATTGATCAGGCTTAAGTGCAACATCCCATCTATTCCATTGTTCTGTATGTAATGTTAAGTTTAATACTGATAGAGCTATTGCACCAGCATAAGAACCACCCACAGTAAAATAATTAGCCGCAGAAGATAATGCTGCCATATAATCTTCTACATGGTTAGAACCAGCACCAACGTCTATCTTTGATATTCTCTGTTTTATAGATGGAGTTGCCATGACACCTCTTTTGAAGAAAATTGAATTAAATTCAGCTATAAAGAAATTGAAAGATGATTTAGCTTCATTTCTCATAATATTAAACATAATTCCTACTTTTTTTATTATTGCTAGTATATATTGAATCACTTCAACTTGATTTAAACTTTTGTCTATGACTATTATTCTTGATGCATCATCGGAAGTGCAATAAGCTTTTACTGAGACTTTAGAAGAGTATTTCAGAGTCACTGCTTCATTCACTACTTTATTCATAACAGCATGAAAAGTAGAAGATGTTCCATGAAAAATACCTTGACACATACCCCATCTAAAAGAAGAAGAAAATTTGTTATTAAAAATATCATTAGAATGTGTTGCATAAAATCTTTTCAAAGTGTCTGATCCATGAGCATCATCAAGACCTTCTCTTGTTATTTTGCCATTTCCAGTCGCTGAATATTTTTCAAAGAGTTTTATTAAACTTTCAGGAAACTTAGCTTCTTTGTGTAAAACTTTAGCAGCAACATGTAGAATTAGTTTCACTATTCCCGGCTCTGATTTAAAAGATCCCGCAAACATAGCTGCAAAACAATTTAATAAGTGATTAGGACCCCATCTTCTTTGATCTGAGTTATCATAACAAATAATGGAATCAGGATTTTTTTCAATAGTAGCTTGAACTGATTTTTCAAATACATAATCTTTATCTGGATTTTCTAATAAATCAACATCTTTTATCAGAGAACTTAGATTTTTTGAAATATTTTCTACAAATAGAGCTCCAAGTCTAAAAACAGCATTTAAGACACTTATTTCTCTATTTCCTACTTGATCCTTTTGAACAATTCTATAAAAATATTTAACAGCTTCTTCACACAATTGGTCACAAACGAAAGAATATATAGAAGCATCTCCTCCAGTTTCAACTACATGTTGTATAAATGTATTAGATAGCCAAGTATTATCATTTAGTATTTTAGGATCCTCATCATATTTTTTGAACAATTCTTCTAGTATAGCTGATGCTGATCTTATTCCCTGACTCTTATCACTAGGTTTTTTATCATCCATAGCACCTCTCATTGTACAAGCATCAATAGGAGAAATAGCTACAGAGCTTAAAATTGATGGTACTAGTTCATCAGGAACTGATAGATATTTTTCAGAAGCTCCTACTACACAAGCAAAAGAAAACCTAAATCTACCAACTCCAGCAGCAAGTAGTTCATCAACATGCTCTTTCTCATTTCTTATAAATTCACTAGACATTAAATATCTTGAATCTTTTCTCTTTAAAGCTGTGTAAGCTGAAAAACCAGAGTGAAATGTAGGATATCTTTTAAGGTTAGCTTCATATATTAAATGTTCTTCATCGAGTTCGCTATAGCAAAATGCTTCTGAAACTTCATGAAAAGCCCTAAATTTATTAAAAATATTACAATAATACATTGATGATACAGTTTGTGAAAAGTTTTTTATTGGAATTGAACTATGAGGAAAACATACAACAAGATCACCAGAATCAGAAATCTCTGAAACTGCACCATTATCTCTAACAAGACTAAGAGCAAGACCCATTTTAATCATTCTAACTAAGTATACATATTCCCATGTGTTTCTAGGATTTATAAAGTCCATTTTTTTAACAATATCTGCTGTAGAAGCTCCGTAACCAATAGACGACATATATAAGTATCTCACTTGTTGAGAAGATTGAGCAAAAAGATCTCTATTCACTAAGCAGTGTAGAATTGATGACGTTAATTTTTCAGGTAATATTGATGTATTTATTTTACCTTTGTCAATAGAATTTTCAATATCCCATGTAAAGAGAGATAAAATGTAATAAGGTAATCTTAAAAAATAAGCTACATCATTTGTGTCAAAAGTTCTAAATTTTGATCTATAGGTATTTTTAGATACAGAATGAGGGCTTGCTGATACTGATAAACCAGATTCAGATCCTGAATATTTTGATATAGTACAATAATGAGCTCTGTCAAAGGAATCTTGAGTAGCAGACATTTTTGTTATTGTTATTGAAGTGTATGGTCCATTTACTCCAACATAATAAATTTCACCTTTATGAGAATTTTTAATAGATACAGCAAAGGATTTTACTATTTCATAAAAGTGAGAAACCATTGAACCTCCTAGAGTTCTAGACAAAGTAAATGCAGATGAATTAATCAAATTTGAAGATACATGACCAACATTACCTAGATCATTTCTCGATAATCTAGCAATTTGCAGAGTTTTATCCCATATAGTACTGTGTGATTCTTGGTTTTGCCTTTTATTAATTACTGAGGAAATTTCATTCAATTTCACTTCTTGTTCTCTTACTTTTGAAATTACAGCATCCATAGATACTTTAGCAGTTCTTGGTGGTCTTATTTCTCTAGCTACTTCACCAGTGTTAACTCTTCTTAAAAATTTATCCATTGACTCATATGAGAACCTAATTTCAAAATAATGACCTTTAATATTCT